CTCCATTTATCGTGCAGTTCGCAGTGTCAATAGTCAAAAATGACCCCGGCACAAAATGCTTTTCCCAAGCGCCACTACCAGATTCGTAAAGCCACAGGCCGTTCCCAGCAAAATAAGTCACAATGTATGTGGCCGCAGTGCCAGGACTGGCAACCCGCACAGAGGCGTCATTGCTCATGCTTTGGCCGCTGGATTGCGGCGTGGAGGTCATCACGTAAACACCATTTGTATACGCAACCTCGTAATAATGCCCGGCGTTGATGTCGTAAGCATCGATCAAGATGCCGTCTGGCCGATAAACACTTTGAGCTGCGTCTGCCGCAGTGATCTTGATCGTGACTGCGCCGATCGATGTATACGTTGCAACAAAACCATATTTCTGGAAATTTACGTACGGGACAGAGGTTACGCCGGAGGAGGGAGTGAGAATAATTGCGTTGGCCGTGCCCGTAACGGTGCAGGGAATCGGTGGCCGGGCAATCCCGAGAGTAGCGATTGCGGTCACTGCATCCGCATCATCTAGCACCGTAGCCATGTAGGCGGAGATGCCGACAGACACACCCGTAGCCAAAGTCAACACATTAACCCATGCCGCATTCGCCGCGTCGCGCTGCTTCAATATTCCGGTCGTGGTATCGGCCCACCATTGATAGGCGAATTTAGTAGCCGGTTCGGTAGCGCCGGACGATTGGGATACTATCGCCAGCAGCGCAAGGTTCGCATCGGCGCGAACTGCTGCGCCAGATTGGTTTGCTAGATCAAAATCATGTTGCGCCATTGGTTACTCCAAAAATTAAGCGGGAATCTTAGTTACGACCCGCAATTCGGTTACTAGGATATTGTGCGTTGGCGAGCCGGAAATAAAATCCAGCTTGAACTTGGCGGCGCGTCCGGTGAAATCGGCCACAAAAAACTGCGTCCAGGCGCTCCATGTCGGAGCCCCTGCCGGGTCGTCGTCTGTAGTGCTGGCATACAGTGTCACGTCGCAGTCGTAGATCACATCGCCATCGAAGTCATCCCACGCATCAATCAGGGTGAGGCGGTAATCAAACAAATCTCCGGTACCGTAGGAAAGCGTTTTGATATCAGACTGAAAGCGCCGTGTCGCTACTGTGGCCAAGTCGAGATAGGTGTCAAACGCATAACTCCCGGTAGCCGACACGCCGCCGATGGCGTCTATAAACGGCCAGTCGTCAATGTTTGTCACCATCGAGTCTACCAGCGTAGTCGAATCCAGCTTTATCCCGACGAGCGTGGTATCGAGCGCGACATTTGTTTTCGCCCCGGTGAAAGCGGGGTGCTGGGTGCTGGTGCCAACAGTCGTGAATCCGGTCACCATGCCCTCGGTCGCAACGAAGCTAACCGCGCCCGCAGAATAATTACCGGAACTGTCCCGCGCCTTCGCCATGTAGGTGCCGGTAATCAACGGCACAATCCCAGATACCAGCCCGCCGGGGAACTCTTCAACGATGATGCCGTCATTCCACGACGCGCCAGATGTCAGTTGGGAATGGCGAATGATGATCGTGCCATTGATCTGCACGTCGAGATCAGGATGCAGAGACCATTGCGCGATTCCGATACCGGAGTTTTTTATTATCGAAAATCCGGATATAGATACAGGCGCCGTAGTCTTCCCAAATACCTCCTGCGATACGGCAACACTTTGTGACCGCCTGCCGATGGAATTAATAGCGGTCAGGATGAATTCATAAACACCGGGGTCGGCTGGCTGAATGTCAACCGACGGACTTGATATGCTGATCATTACCCAATTATTTCCCACGCGCCGATACTGCAACTCGTAACGCGGAGCATTACCAGACCACGACGCAGTTACGCGAGTTCCGACAACGGTGTTAGAAACCAGATAGAGTGATTCTGAGGCGCTGAAATCTGTAGGCGTTGCCTGAGCAACATCAAGGATACTGGTGCGCAGCGGCTCCAAAATAAGGTCTTGCTCAATCGCGCCAAACTTGTCAGCGCGGAAAGCCAATGCCGTGATGCTGGCCTGCGTGTTTTCCACTTCCTCGACAGAGATAACGCGCCATGTCTCAGGCACCAGATCGGACGCTGCCAGCACCCATACGGCCAGAGCAAGCGGCGCGGCGGTGAAGTCAGGCGATACGGCAAGCGTGTCCGTCGTGCTGGCCCCCGTAGTCACAGCCCGACTCTGCACCGTGCCATCTGGCAGAACAGCCCACAGCGTATATGCTTTGCCGGCGTCTATCGTTACCGGCGCGTCCAGTACCACCGCTGCAGAAGTTGCAGAAATAAACCGGCCGCCAACGCGCACGCCAGCGCGCACAGGATCAGATGTCTGAATAACCTCTCCCGGCGCGACGGACAAGCCATCCAGCCCGGCGCGGAAATTGATAACCTCTGTTTCCATCCTTTCGGCAAACAGGATTCTACGGCCCAGACGATGCGCCTGCCCACGGGAGGATGAGCCTATGGCTATCACCTCAGTCTGCACGATGCCGTATTTCGCTATGCCTTCCGTATCCTCGACATATTCGACTTTCTGCTTGTAGCGATCGGCAGGGTCATTCCACGTCACGAGCGCAACCGTGTGGCGTGATTTCAGACTTGATCCGGTATAGCTGAACGCTCCGGCGCCGGTATTGATGACGTTGGCCGGGGTGAACAATGCCACCGGATCAGAAGGAGAATCCTGTGTTGCCGTTACAGATCCGCTTGACCAGTACGCCAGGCCTGCGAATATCGACGCAAACGAAACGATTACGTTGTAAGCCTCTTCCCGCGTCTGCAAATACAAGTTGCAAGTGAATCTCGGTTCGAGTCCGCCAAGCCCGTCAGAAACAAGCTCATCGCAATATTGCCCGATGGTGAACAGTGCCCATTTATCAACCTGCGCGATGTCGATAAAATCGCCCAAGCCGTAGCGCGGCGTTGTCAGCAGATCGAAAAAACACCATGCCGGATTATCCGTCCACGAAATTGTAAACGTGCCGTCCCACACACCCGTGTAAACACGCGTCACAGGATTATAATTGCTCGGGATGCGAACGAGCACGCCCTTCAGTTCATAACCCCTGCGCGGAATTGACGAGAATTTTTCCGCATCAACAGACAGGGCGGCCAGCGCAGAGTTCGGGTATATAAGTTTTGCGTCGATGATCTCGGTGAAGCTGTCCCAGAACGTAGCGTTTTGCAATGCCACCGATGTTGAGTCCGCAGTTACCCGGCTTACGCGAATGTCCCACGGCCCTGCGCCAGCTAGCTCGATGCGGTACGCCCGCTGATACCGGCTCGTGGTCTTGCCGCTGATCGTGTCGTTGATCGTCGGCACAAAGCCGCCGCCCGCCGTCTGCACGTCAATCGTTATGTTTACCGACGTTCCGCCGATGTCCCCGTTCGTTGTATTCTGAAATGACAACTGCGGCACGGATACCGTGACGCGTACCGCATCGACGTTGGCATTTGTGATCGTTCGCACAACCGGAGTCGCGGCTTTGACCGCTACAGATACGGCTGTTTCAGCCTCGACTGATTGAAAGCCAGGGATATAAGTCTGCGACTGCGTGCCGGTGCGAGTGTCGAGCGTGATGCCGGTAAAATTAAATGAGCCGTCCGTATTCTGCACGGGCGTATCATTCAGAAATACGGATTTCAAACCATCGACAAGTCCGACGATCTCGCCCTCAGATACCAGATCGAGCACTCGTGCAAATTGTTTTGAGCGAAGGCTGTCGGGTGATTCAATGGCGACACGTGCGCTCGCACCGCCGCCGCCCTTGCCACCACCGCCTGAGCCGCGAATCATTTTCATATCTGCTCGACCGATAGCCCGGCGCTAATCACCTGACTCCCGACAATCAGCTTGCCGTATAAAATGGATACCGGATTACCCTGCGCCGCTGTATTCACCGCGCCGTCAAATCCAAATGATGGCCTGTTTTCGGGACGATCTGCCGGGCCTTGTGGCTTCGGCGGGGCAAAGAGGAATTGAGATACGCCGCCTAAAACTAGCGATATGCCGATTGCGGTAAAAGTGCCCGCAGTGATGCCAGCAAATCCAGCCACCCCTGCTGTTGTTGCGGTTGCTGCTGTCGCACCAAAAACAGGCCCGAGATAAGGCGCCGCAATTATCAACGCAGCACCGATTATTATCTGGCCAAATCCACGCCCGGCCCCGGCCACAACAGGGACAATCCTGATCGTCTCACGCTCGGATGTAGGATGAGGCAGCCGGTCAGCCGATAGCGCATCCTTGCCGCCAACCAGCACCCGATACGCCCCGCCGTCTACGATTGCCTTGCGAAACCCTCGACGTGTGGCACACAGGGCGCGCACAGCCTCGGCGGGACTCCCGATAGCGTAGTGGTGGACGCGGCCAAATTGACGCCCAAGGAAGCCGTAAAGCAGTACCGTGATCAAAGTAGGCTCCTGTGACGTAGCGTGTGCGTCGTTACCTTTTGAACATAACCTCCAAAAATATCTTTCGAGCTTAAACGTCCCATCTGGTGATGACCGATCAGGCCGTCGCCAAGATGCACGGCCGCATGGTTCGGCACCGGGCTGGCAACGCGCATCAGCAGCACGTCATGTTGTTTCATATCATCGACCAGCACAAAACCAGCCGACGCAAAGCCATCCAAATACAGCGACTGCCCTTTTAACCACCACTCATCCGGCCTGTCGAAATCCGGTAATGTGATACCAAGCGTCTCTGAAAAATAGGACTGGATGAACGAATAGCAATCAAGAACGCCGTGACTGAAAACGCGACCGTAAAGCGGCGGAACATAGCCCGACGGCTTAAACTCATGTACCGCGCCTGTCGGCCAGTTTACGATTCCCCACGGCACGCCCGAACGTTCACAGCCCACCAGATCAGCCTGTGACGGTACCGCCGGAATGTTTGGGTGACTGTGGACAACCATAACGATCTCGCCAATATCCTCCGCCGCGACCTGGTCCTCGGCATGAATGATAAAGTGTTCGTTGCGTTCTGCCACATTGCGGCACGGGATATAACGCTTGCGACCCTTTCGAACAACGATCAGCCCGCATGCCTCCCGCGGGAAGTCGCGTTCTGCATGTGAGCGTATTTCAGTGAGCAGTGTTTCGTTCACCGAATCAATCCAGTACCGGGGAACCCGCCGAACGGCAGCGGGTTATTTTCGCCAAATCTCAGTTTGCACGATACCAGTCTTTTGCCGCAAACGTCCAAAGCCAGCACCCCCGTAGCAACATCGTTTTTAGTCGCCACCGCGCCGCCCGTATAACTACACTCTGCGCTCCGGTAAACCCACGGGCACACATTCTGTATCGCCTGCCGACGCGGAAGTTTAACGCCGCGAACGTCGAAAGCCGCGGATAATTCAAACTCGATGAATACACCGTTTTCTGCGGACTTGCGATCAACGAACCATATTTCATTCGGAAACGCCACGTTAGGGTCAGCCTGCGCATTGATGCCGCCTGTAAAGTTCACGGCGTCGAGGTATTTCAGGAACGTCCTGCGCCGGGTCACCTTCGCGCCCATCAGATCATCCAGACCTCTAGCCATCGCTCCGATCAACCCTGAGATATTCGCCACCGTGATCTTTGGCCGCGGCAGCGTGCCTTTTCCAGATCGTTCGAACCCAGACGCCTGAACAGGGAAGCGCGAGTAAGTCAGCGTTTTCCAAACTACATCGTTGCCAAGCTCATTCACGCCTGAGTGCCAGCGCAGAACGTCGCCGCCGATAGCCGTGGCGTCAAGTTCAAACAACTCTACCAGCGAACCAGGATTAAGTTTTTGGACGTCCGAAGAAATCACATTATTCTCCGAATACTTCCTCGAACGTTGCGGTGATACTCTGCACGTTCAGCGCGGGCACTGACCGCGACCATGACTTGCATATCCATTTTCCAGTAGCCCCAGACGGCGGCACCCAATCGAATGACTCCGCGCCATTACGGGCGATCAGGAAATTATCAATCTCATCAATTCTCGTGGTCGACCCGTTGAATTGCAGCGACCATGACCGAGGCCGGTTGTTGATGCCATCCCCTACGCGCTGCTGGTAGCCATCGCCAAAAATAGCAGCCCTTACACGCGGCTCCTTTGCCTCAGTTGCTCCGGGTGCCGGGCTAAATGTGAACGTGGCCATGTCGATTCCCTTTTATTGTTAGGCCAAAAGTCCGCCAGGCATTTTTTCCTGCAATAGAACCCCACGGATTGCGCCGCCGATCATGCGCCCAAGAGCGGAAGATTGCGCACTGTCGCCCTCGGCCTTGGTGCCACTCGCGTCAACACTGACGCTCACCGTTACTGCCCCGCCACCGCCACCAGATACGCCCAGCTTGCCATCAGATCCACGCTTGAGCGGTAGGATTGCCTCGGCCCCAGCCTCACCCATCAAGCCGATGCCGGACGCGAAGGGGAACAACGTGGGTCTGCTCACGACGGAACCTGAAAACGATGACAGCCCCGGGCTGTTGAATACATTGCCTTTTGCCGACTTGACTGGCGCGCCCGGCAAGAATCCACCGATGAAAG